TACAAGCCAGAAATTCTCGAAACTGAAGGCGAGATTGATATTGAAGAAGGCTGTCTAACATGGCCATTGTTGTTTATTCATATCAAGCGCCCAGCAAAAATCAAAGTTCGATTCACTAAGGCAGACGGCGAAACAGTTGTAGAAACATGGATGGATGGCATTGATGCACGATGCTTCTTGCATGAATATGATCATCTTCAGGGTACTAACTTTATTGACATTGTTAGCGATTTTAAACTTCGTCGTGCAAAAGAAAAGCGCGATAAAAGATTTAGAAAACTTGAACGCCGTGTAAAGTAATGTACAATGGATTATCCATTTTACGTCAATGACTTTGATCGTGTAAGAGATCATAGAATAACTCATCCAACAGTTGCTAAAATATTTGAGCAGCCAATGGCCTTTTGGTATGGCGAGCGTAACGGCAAGCCGATGGATAAAATTGATAAAAGCCTTGCACGACTTTTTCGTAGAGCCGGCGATAAACTACCAATATTTGTAATCTATAACTTGCCTAATCGTGACATGGGTCACTATAGCAAAGGCGGGTCAAATAGTCATAATACTTACTTAGAATTTATTACAGCCTTTGCTAAAGGTATTGGCGATCGTAAACCTATTGTTATTTACGAACCGGATGCATTACCCCATAGTAGTCAAATGGATTTAACTGATGCTATGGGTCGTTGGGGACTAATGTCCACTGCACTAAATATTCTCACAGAAGAATCTAATGCACTAGTGTATGTGGATATTGGTCATAGCAATTGGTTGGATCCTGAACAAGCAGGCAAGTTGTTAGAAACGGTAACTAATGATAAGTGCCGAGGCTTTAGTGTTAATGTAAGCAACTTTAGAACCACAGAAGAATCTGTTAGTTGGGCAGAACGAGTGGGCGAATATACTCGTAATCAGCATTTTGTAGTTGATACTAGCCGCAACGGTAATGGTCCATACGGTAATGAGTGGTGCAACCCACCTGGTAGAAAGGTCGGTATTAGCCCTACTACAGAAACAGGTCATCCGTTATGCGATGCATACTTATGGATTAAAGTACCTGGTGAAAGTGACGGAAGAAAAAATAACGGACCTAGAGCAGGTCGATTCTGGCCAGACTATGCTGAACAATTGATTATGTGATGTAATAAGTGCAGTTAAATCTTAGCGCATCATCATTATGCATTCTTAAAAATTTTATATAGGTTTTTTTCAGTTTAGTTGACGCAGAGAAACCAATATTCCAATTATTGAAATTTTCATTTGTTGAAGAATAGGAAAAATTATCTAGGTTTGCATCCCAAGATATATATCCTTCTTTTTTAATATTTAAGTTGGGAGCATCTAGTAAATCTAAAAGATCTCCTTCCCAAACTTTATCTTTGTTTGAAAAGTTATAGTACTGACTTGTTAGCTTAGAGATATAGAATTCATAGTCTAGATCTTTTTGATAAGTATCTGTCATATACTTTAAAAAATCTTTTATACAAGGTTGAAGATTATCTAAGTTGTACTCTATATCTTTTTTCTTAACAGTGATCTCTGTTGAATGATATAGTGTTAACCGATTTGGATAGATTGAACTTATATTCTGCTTGCGACAGTTTTTTAAAAAACTAATAAGTCCTTCGCTAAAGGGATCGCTAGCGAAGATTTCGTGTATATAAAAGTCACCAGCTGGTAGTTGATCTTTAAATAGATCTAATTTTAAAACAGATACCTTACTATTATTTTTGTAAAGGGTGGTTAAATGATCGATGGTTGGTTGATGTACATCAACACAATAAACATGGGCAGCACCATAATATAATGCTACCCATGTCCAAATTCCACTACCCGATCCGCAATCAACAATAATTTTGTCTTTAGCGTTTTCTTTTAAAAAGTCAATGTAGGCATCATTTCTAACAATATCAAATGCTAGTAATGTTGAAAATATCATGAAACCCCGCTTGGGTCATTGTCCTCTGGGTTTGTGATTACTACAGCAACATCTTCTGGAGCATACAATTCTGCTTCTAGGTAGTGTTTTGCTGTTGAAAGATAATCTGATGCCTTGGTAATTTTAGCAGTCCACCATTCAGGTAAATCACCGTTAGGTACTTCACCTAGCATTCTATATAATTCAATGCAATACTTGCCCATCTTGTAAAGCTCTTGACGAACCATATCTGGTTCATCGTCTACGTGACCAACTACAGTTTTAGTTACTGTGTCACCTGTATCTGGTTCACCATCTTCTTGAAGAGCAAGTGTTTTTGGCATGATGCCAGCTAGTCGTTGTAGTCTTTCAATCTCACTCATTTTAGATACCTGCTAGTTTGCGTAATTCTGCTAGTGCAGCACTAACAGCATTATTTGTGGTCGATTCAACTGCTTCATTTGCAGCAACAGCCTTAGCAATCTTGTGGCCTTTTTTAATTGTCGATTTCTTAAGAGGTGGTTCATCACCAGTTGACTTCATTGCTTGTGCCATACCAACTGCATAAGGATTTACTTTTTTCTTCTTAGCTTCTTCAATATCATAGCCAAAATGTGGCTTTGTAGCCTTTGGCTTATCGGTCATTGAGTGCTCCGGGCCACCTTCTACTGGAACAATGTTGTCGCCCATACCTTCATCAACACCTAGATCCTTTGCAAGTTGATCAACAACAATGTCTAGAATCTTTTCAAAGTCGTCGTCTGGGTGTAGATAATTATCTACAGCTACATCATCATACATTGATTGTAGCTTATTAGAAGCAACTTTTTCTTCAGCTGTCTTAGGATTGCTCATAACATCATATGCATCTAGCTCACCTGTGGCAACTTTCATTAGCACATCTTCAGCTGATTCTTTAACATTGCGACCCTTATAACCGCCTTGAATTTCTTTCTCAAAATCATCTTCGCTTGGAATCCAGCTGTCATCATCCTCATCATCTTCCTCTGCTTCGTTAACTTCGTGTCCTTTGGCCCATTTAACAAGATAATTTAAACGGTTGTGAAAATCAACATTCTTTGTTAAATCTTCTTCTGGGGAATCGTCTGCTTGGGCGCCTATGATATCAAACAGTTCATCATCAAATACAATATCGTATAACTTATCTGCTGCTTCACTGGCGGGCAATGGGCTACTCATTAAAACTTCTAGATTGCTAAACGCCTTTGCTGCTTCGTCATGATCATCGCTAAAAATACCATGGCTCATAGTACCTTCGCTGACCTTCTTATCTTTAGCAGCTTTCTTCATTGGTTCTTTTTTGTTGCCGTCTTTGTCAATATCTAGGAAGTCAGGCTTTGATTCGTTAACGCCATAGTCGTTGCGGATGTCTGATAAGTCTACAGATTCACGCTTAAACTCATCCTCACTATCATCTTTGTATGCTGGACTATCATCGCCTGCATTAAGTGCCATATTTGACACAGCGTTAACAGTTAAGTCTAGTACAAACTTTTTCATATCTGTTGGTAGACCACGCATGTCTGTATCTTTCTGGTTCATGTACTGAACAATGTCACTTAGTTTCTGGCCAACTGCAAGGCTGTTGTCATCCTTAGGATCTAGTCTTTCGCTGAACTCTGCAATAAGTGCTTCTGGTGAGCGTAGTAATGCATTGATAAACTGTTCTTTCTTTACAGCAGGATCATTGACGTTTACACCTTTAGGGAAACGATTAGCAATACTCATCTTAGCACTTGATGCACTAGGAGGTAAAAACTTAGCTGCTTTTGGATCAGCTGATTCTGCGTTAAACGGTACAGGTGCTGCCTCTTGAACTGGGAGACCTGCTAGTTTTCTCATAATATTAATTTGTTCATTCATAGTTGCACCTGTTACCTTGCTGTAAATTAGTTTAAAAATTTTGTCATCGTAGTTACCAAATTGTTTTTGAAACACTTGTTTAGCTGCTTCTTCATTAGGAGCATCTATCAACGCCTGTCTAAAAGCACTAGCACTAGCTACTTCATCACCTGTCATAATAGTTGGCGCTAGCGTAATATAACCGCGCTCACTCATAGGACGAGGATCAGCTTGTAGTGTATTTATCTTTTGATAATACTTGGGACGGGGCTCGCCCTTTACAGTCATGTCTAGCCCTGTTTTTGCATCTACATTGTTAAACGGAAAACGATCTAGATCTTTTTCACCTACTGCAAAAATAATAATAGTATTGTTTTCATCAAAATACTTTGCATAGTCGTCTTTGTGATATGGTCTAGCTGCCATTAATACATGATCAGCTGGTAACCCGTGTGCAGTTGCAATTGCTTGTTTTTCTTTAAAGTTAAATGGGCTCTTTGGCGCTTCAACTTTATCACTGGTTCCAACAAATACCTCAGCATCTGGAAACTGTGATTTTAATTGCTTGTACACTTCAGCATGGTGACTGAGCATAGGCTGAAAACGGCCTGGATAAATTATGACTTTTTTCATATTAGTATTTATCACTGTGATAAATATTTTTGTAATTCTTAAGAAAGGATCATAATGGCTTATTCTAATAAGGTCATTGATCACTACGAAAATCCCCGAAATGTTGGTAGTTTTAACAAAGAGGATCCGGATGTAGGCACCGGAATGGTCGGTGCACCTGCTTGTGGTGATGTAATGAAGCTTCAAATTAAGGTTGACGAAAACGGGATCATTCAAGATGCGCGATTTAAAACATACGGATGCGGTTCAGCAATCGCCAGTAGTTCGTTGGTTACAGAGTGGGTTAAAGGCAAAAGTATTGAGGAAGCCGCAACAATTAGGAACACACAAATTGCCGAAGAGCTGGCCCTTCCGCCAGTTAAAATTCACTGTAGTATTTTAGCTGAAGATGCAATTAAAGCTGCTATTAGCGATTATGAAGCTAAATGCAAATGCTCTAATCCACAGTAGTACACCAAACGCTTAGTTCACCAACCTCAATACCTTGGGGTTGATCTAAGCACCACTTAATCATATTTGCAAGTTGTTCAGGTGTTAACATTTTTGTATTTTCAATATGAGAAACCATTTCAGTTTTTACATATCCAGGATTAATGTTAATAATTCGACACCGTCGTTCAGGGTCAAATAGCATATTCTTAGCTCTACTGTAAAGTTCCATTTTGGTCTGACCATAAAATTTAGCTTTACCTAAGCCATATCTAGCTCTACTGATAATGTTAACTATGGTTTTACTAGAATCGTTTTTCCATTGATTAAAGATGCCATCTAGTAAATCACATTGTACAAAATCGTGATATGCATTATTAACAAATATATCACAGTTTGCACTTTCGGAAAGTATTAAAGCAACGTTTTCAGGAATAGAAATATCATATCCGTTACTGCGACTGAATCCTACAACTTCATCCGTGTAGTATAAATCCGCAATAGCTCTGCCAATTCCTTTTGTGTGACCTGTTATTGCTATTTTCATAAATTAATCCAACTAGTCCCATGCTACTAAAAAATATCTATCCGGCGACAACCCGTAAAAGTCAGACTTGAACTTATCTTGTCCGCTGTAGTCTAAGTGATGCCATTCGTCTTTTCGTCGAATAAGAGTTCGTGCAGCATCGTCCCAATCAGTATTTAAAATAATTTTTTCAACTTCGTATTGTTTATCGAGTACGTTATCTAAATTAAAATCATCCCACTCATAGTGGAATAATTCAAATGCATGTTCTTTACTTACATAATCAATGCTAACGTCAATCCCCCATTTAGCTCTAAGTCTTATTACTTTGTATGCAAGTGGAATTTTTTCAGCGAACCTTAGCATTTGATCCAATGCGGCACCACTGAATGTTTTTCTTTCGTATAGATAGGCGTGATCAATATGTGGTCCATTTATAGAATCACATTCAAACCATGGTTGCTTTACAGCACTACGCCACCCGTCAGTAACCAACGGCGCACCGTTGACTATAGCGTATTCTCTTTCCAGTGATGTTAGATCGTAGCCGTTCTGATCAAAATTTTTAAGACAATTATGGCTAAAGTGAAAATTGTCGTCTATGGGTAAATCCCAACTATTTTTTGGGTTTAGACTTGCGGTGCTTTTTCTTAGGTTTATCATCTTTGGCAGGCCTACTCCACATATTATCAAATCTATGATGATATGCATAAACATAATCTATGGGCTTATCATAGATCTTTTTTGGAGGGATAAACGACACAATCTCAGCTATTTTCATCTTCAATGATCTCTAGTTTTAGTGTTGTTTCGCCTTTTAGAATTCTATGATACTCACAGGCTTTTATTTTTATGATATCACCGGGTTTGATTTCTTTTGGTAACTTATTATCATACTGAAACTTCCAGCCAGTGCCTTCTAGTACAGTAACAGTTCTATTCTTTTTATCTCGGTGCCAAACTAATTCATCTGCTTCTACTGTGGCAGCAAATTCTCTTAGAAACTTCTTTTCTGTGACTCTAAAGTCTGCGTAAGGATTATTTCTCATAAGCCATTTGATTTTTTCTGCCCCACTCGTAACTAATTTGGTCTTTAGTTATAGGACCACCCTTAGCCCAAGTATGACATGTTCTTGCGCTGTGGCATTTAAAGTGATGCATCCAGCAATAACCTAATCTGCCGTCATTATCACTGATAGGCCCTGGCATACACTCGTCCATTCTAGGACTAATATCAAATGCTACACAGTTACCGCATAGACTTTTCTTAGCAGCTTCTACGGTGGTATCCCATTCGTCTGCTACACGATCCCAGTAATCACCGGGTTCGTCTACATTAAGCGGGCCGTAGTTGAATTTATCCTGCACATAGTCTCTGTTCTCTGTGTTAAACTCGAGGTCATGTGTTGCTCTAGGACAAGCCTTGCCTGCTTTATCTTCTTGGAAGATTTCAAATAGTCTCATCTTACCACCACTTGCCGCCTTTAACTAAACCGTAGCGTGGTAGTCTGCAAGCCCAGTAGCCTGCTTTTGTGCGATCGTTTTTCTTTTCGCAGTTGTGGCGGGCTGCAAAGCTTCTTGCGCGATCAGCATTGCCACTCTTAGTGCGTAATCCGGTTACGTCACCAAAACTGATTTTTTTAACTTTACCTGTTTTAGGATTTTTAGTATATACATAATACTTTTTGCTACCGCCACGCTTAGGCTTGTTTAGCTCAACGTCTTTGCCCTGATACTCTGCTTCGCTAACACTTTCTTCAGCATGATCTCTAGAAAGTTCGTTCGCAATCTCTTCAGCAGCGTCGCGATCAGCTTTTACTTTTTCAACACTAACGCCAATATAATCTGCAAGATCCTCATCTGACATTTGTGAAATATCGCCCTCATCTGATGATTCATCCATGTATGGAACATCTAGGTATACTTCACCAAGGTCTTTGAGTTTTACTTTTTGGCCAATGTCGCTGGCTAGCATTTCTTCGCTTTCCCAATCTAACTGCGGTAACGCACCTGCTTCGCGCAACTTACGGGCTTTAACAAATACATCAAAGTATCCTTCGCTCATGTAGCGGAATAAACTGTCGCATAGTGGTACGCCTTCTTTAACATGGCGTGCCAGTGCCTCCAAAGAAGCATTTTCATTCATTGCACGATAATCATCGTAATCAACATACATATCAGTGTCGCGATTATAATACTTGCCTTCTTTTGGGTCGTAATATAATACTTGGCCATTCTTCATACGAAACGGGCCTTCTAATCCCTCGTCTGATAAATCTGTGTACTTTTCTTTATCGAAGCCAGGAACAACACCACGGGACTTAATCTTGTCCCATAGTTCGCGATTTTCTGACTTGCCTTCTGATGTTGAAAATACTTCACTGAGTCTCATAATAGCCTCTTTATAATAAGTTACTTTAGCTTATTTATCAAAAGAATGCTTAATATCTTTCATTCAAGAGTAGGCACAATCTACATTGTAGATTTGTTAAAGAGGACAATATTGATTATAAAAAGACTAAGACGAATTAACGTCCCTGACCTCTATACTTTTTAAATGAACGCTTCTTGCTTTTATTCATCGAAGCCATTTTTGGATTTCTAGAATCCTGTGAGGTCTTCTTAAAGATAGGAACATGCTTTTGTGTAGTTGTGGTAGCTTTCTTAGCCATTGTGTTATCTCCCGTTGATACTGCTTATGGGGCAGATACACTATTTATTAAGTAGCAACAAATAAACTAGTATGGCCTTTTGATTTTGCCCATTTAATGGCAGCTTTCTTAGCTTCGCCGTAGCTCATTTGATTAAGCTGAATGTAATCTTCACCTTCTACATCTTTGCTAAAGTTAATACCACCGCGGTGTGCGACAAAGAACCAACTACCTTGTCCACCTGGTTTTCTACCATGTGTAAATTCATAATCGGTATTGCTAACTTCTGCTTCATCTAGGCTGTTTAATTTTTGGCTTACAGCCTGCATTAGTGGCGAAAGTAATTGCTTTACCTGTTGTGGATCCATAACATCTGTCAGTGGCCACTCTACTTCTTTTTCAAGTGTTTGTAAAACCTGTGACAAGACATCTTTGGGTTCTCCCCATTGACTCTCACCAACTAGTTTACCTTGATATGGATGCTTGCTGCTACCACCTGTGTTAGGCTTAACCTTCTTTGATTTAGTGGAAACTGATACCACAGCAGAAGGACGCTTTTCTGTACCCCACCCAAATGGGCCTGTTTCAAGTATATTGCTTATTTTCATAGACCAAAGTTTCCTTTGAATGCATTAAAGTTTTGTAGAACTTCGGGGGCTGTGAGTTCTTTATCATAGCACAATACTTTACCAATGTCACCATTTAGTAAGTTTCCTGTATTGTACGTTGCAATGTTAGTTGAACCATTTCCTGGAAGTGCTGATTTATTTGCAGTATATGTACTATCCAGCACACCATTGATATACAAGGTCATACCATTTGTAGTGCTAAATGTTAGTGTAACGTTATACCATGTATTTAAATTGATAGTCCCGGTTGAACCGTAAGCAATATAGTTACCCCAGTCAGCATGACCGCAATAAATCTTTCTATCAACACTGGGATTATTGCCCATAAACATAAAGTGGCCGCCAGTTCCGCTACTTACTAGATTGTTATCTGTGTATGAGCTAATTCTAAACCAAACAGACTTAGTATATGCTGTGGTGCCAAGCACGCCAGCAACCGATCCAGTACCATATTGATTAGAACCATTAAACGAAAAGTATGCAGGTGTGCCTGATGTATATGTAGGACTACCTACCAATGTTATATTGGCAGGAGTTCCAGCAATGTCAGTCCATGTTGAACCACTGCCGCTATAGCTTGAAATATCTCCAGCATCTAAGTTTAATGTTAAGTTTGAGGTTACTAAGTCTGCTGCATTTGTTAATTCACCAAAATACCAAACAGTAATAATAGCATTACCCGCAGATGCACCACCTGGCGTAATATATGCTGTAAGAGTAGTAGCATTAGCATATTCGTAATCTGTTTCGTCTAGTGATTGTGCATCTGGATCAAACCCACTGAATAGTCTGCTTTGATCACCGCTATCACCAACTGTAATATTTGTGTTTGAATCAGCGCCGGTCCATACCGCTGAAGCCTCAACACAAACACCCGTAATATAAGTATTTGGTTGCGCTACAGCTAAATTTTTTGTTACATCATTATAACGAACAATGAATTGATCATTTCTTAATTTATTTTTAGCTTGAGCTCGTAATTGCTGGAGGGTAACAGCATGACTACCAATCGTTGCATTACTAATGCTTGCTTCAGCTAAATTACCTGCGTTGTCCTCAAATCTAATTTTTGAGGAATCAGAACCAATAAAAGAAGGTCCTTTAGAGCCAAGTTGTACGTTGGCAGCAACACCGTCAATATTGTAACTTTTAACTTTATCTACCATGAAAAAGTCCTATTATCCAATGTTACCGAGATCTTCGATTGTTTGTACAGGTGCCAAGCTACCAGCATCTTGAAGCACGGCAGTATCACCTGAAAGCACAACACTTACTACACCGGTTCCTGAAGTTGCAGTACCCGTGTGTACAGTTAGTCTAATTACTCCACCAGTTGGATATTCATATTGAAACTGGCTATGATATTGCGCTGCTTTGAGCACATCTACGTCTTGGTTGCGAATAAATCGGCTAGCATTGTTTGCATCGCCTACTTCAATAAATGTAGTAGAGTTATTGGCTGTTCCGCCCCATGGGCTAGGAATATCCACTGTAACACTAATAATACGGGCACCTGCGCTGATATTTGCAATATTGCTGTTTGCGCTGTTATAGTTAAACGGCACAGTAACATGCTGAACAAGATCTTTTGTTTCAGCTTCCATTTGTGCTTTAGTTACAGCATGGGTATCTAATGTACCATTAGCTATTTCAATTTTCTGTAGTACATCAGTGGATGTATAGAAACCGATAACATTAGCATTAGCTGCTATATAAGAGCCTTGCTTACCTAGTTCAACATTAGCAGCTAAACCAGCTAAATTATATCTTTTTACCTTAGCCATGACGTTCCTCTTTCAAACCCTTCATTAACAATATTTATCAAAAAACTCATTGACAGAAACAGTTTTCATTGTTATACTAGCATTGTATATTATGTTAGGAATCATATGCGTACCGAATTTCGACTAATTTTACATACTTTACCCACCGGCGAGGGGATATATCGTATTCACGAACTAGCTCTAAATGAAAATGATGAGATCGTTAAGGTATCAGAGCCTATTACACCCCAGCACGAATCACCAGAGGTGCTGACTCATATTCTTATACACATGCTAGGTGCATTAACCAAGCCTGTAGTTAACGGTAATATGCTGTTTTCTAACAATATCAGCGATTCGATTGATAGTGCGTTTGAACTGTTGAAGCCAACAAAAAATGTTTAATAATTCTACAAAGCGAATTGGGTTTGCGTGTAAATACATGCACGAAGACCAAAGTCTGTCAAAAAAGGTATTAGAGGAGATACAGCGTCCTCTAAATACAAAAGCAACTACGGTTGCTTGGCTTAATCGTCAATCCCGAGATGTAGCGGAACAGCGTCTATGGGATATTATGATTCACAACACTGATTCCGCAAGGAGATTAATTGAGTATGTTGGCACGTTACCTGAAAATCGCAGGATGGTCCGTCTTGGCAGTGATATTCTTCCCGTTTATACTGAGCCTACTTGGTCTTATTTTTGGCATCGTAGTGATGTCATTGATGTTTTGGTATCTCGTTTTGCAGCTATTGGTGAGCTTGCTCGAAGGTCCAACATACGTCTCAGCTTCCACCCCGGACAGTTTTGTGTCCTTGCAAGCGACAATCCAGACATTGTTAACCGCAGTCTAGAGGAATTTGAGTACCATGCAGATATGGCGAGATGGATGGGGTACGGTCGTTCGTTTCAGGACTTTAAGATCAACGTCCACATCGCGGGTCGCCAAGGCCCCGAAGGTATCAAGCGAATTATCCCAAGACTCAGCCCCGAAGCAAGAAACACCCTCACAATCGAAAACGACGAAATGTCCTGGGGTCTCGGTTCGAGCCTAGAACTAGCGGATCATTGTGCGTTGGTGCTAGACATTCACCACCACTGGATTAGAAATGGAGAATACATTGAAGCCGATGACGAACGTATTAAGAGGGTTATTGATAGTTGGCGCGGTGTGCGCCCTGTTATTCATTACTCAGTTTCCCGCGAAGACCTGCTCCCAGACCACTGTAGGAACACTCGACCCGATCTTGACGCACTGCTAGCACAAGGCTACAAGAAAGCGAAACTTCGCGCACACAGCGACTTCTATTGGAACGAACCGGTTAATGATTGGGCTCTTACCCATTGGGAATGGGCCGACATCATGTGCGAAAGCAAGGCTAAGAATCTAGCGTCACAGCGCCTCTACGAACATGCACAGCAAAAAGGCTAAGGTCACTGATAGAATGAGTACAGTAACTCTAGGAGATACCGCCGGACACTTTTTAGTTGGTGAGCTGGAGGGCATTGGTCCTTACGCTATTATCCGTAATGCTACTTGGTGGGTCAACAATGTTGATCTCATTGTTGAGTGGTTAGAAGATTCTGGTATTGCTGCTCGCTATAAGCACGAAGGTATGGTTCTTACATTTGATGAAAAAGAAGACCTAGCATTGTTTTTGTTGAGGTGGTCGTGAGGACAATTGTTTGGCGAGAAATTAAGCGCCTTACACTTCGCGCCGAAGAACATAACCCACCTTGGGCTAGTGCTAGTATCAGCGACAGCGACATGTTTCCTATCGCCGAATGGATTAAGGAAACAGGCATTGGCAGACGTATAAGTTTTGATATGGTAAGGTTCCGCAGTGAAGCTGAACTGAGTATGTTTCTGCTACGTTGGGGTAAAGCTAAAACTAAAACTAATAACAATATGCGTGATTTGTTTTAGACGAGGTTAAAATGAAATTGACTAAATTTTCATTAACCGATTCGCAGTTTGCTAACTTTGAGCGTTGGTTCTTGCAGCACTATAACTATAAGCTAAGAGGTATTAACTTAGCCACTGTAAATCGTTTTTTAGGGCACCATTGGGGCGTACAGATGTTTAATTGGCCAGATCAAACGTTTGTTACACTAACACCTGCTAATGCAGGATTCTTTATACTAGCTATGTCAGAAACTAAAGAATCAAATTAAAACGTCTGATAAATATTTAAACTTAAAAACATATCACAGGAAACACATGAAACAAGAAATCCTTGCACAAATTCGAACTTTTATCGAACAGCGTAATGCTGACAAGACCTGGACTCCGGGTAAAGACTTTGTAAATTACGCAGGCCCATTTTTTGATGCAGAAGAAATAGTCGCTGCCGCTGAAACGTTATTAGACGGTTGGCTGGTAATGGGTAATAAGAGTATCCTGTTTGAGCGAAGATTCCCAAAACTATTTGGTAAAGAATTTGGAATCTTAACTAATAGCGGCAGTAGCAGTAACCTGCTCATGATGTCGTCACTGACCAGTAAGAGAGGCTACAACTTCCCCAAAGGCACAAAAGTATTAATGCCTATTGCAGGGTTTCCAACAACACTTAATCCTACACTTCAAGTAGGGTTTACTCCTGTGTTTGTTGATATTGAACTAGATACTTTAAATATTGACTTGGACCACTGTGAGCGTGTTCTCGCTAGTGACCCAGATATCAAGGTAATTACATTTGCTCACGTGTTGGGCAATCCTCCCAACATGGATCAATTGATGCAGTTGGTTGAGAAGTACAATCTTGTTCTACTTGAGGATTGCTGTGATGCATTAGGTAGTACCTATAAGGACAAACCACTAGGCAGTTTTGGTGAAATGGCTTCATGCAGTTTCTATCCAGCACACCACATGACCATGGGTGAAGGTGGCTTTGTTGCATCTAGAACTAAGGAACAAGAAGTTATTCTTCGCAGTTTCAGAGAATGGGGCCGCGGCTGTTACTGTGTAGGTCCTCAGGCAAATAAACTAAAGAAGGGCACCTGCGGTAAGCGATTCAATAATTGGATCCCAACCATGCCCGATGAAATTTTTGATCACAAATATGTTTATGATGAAATTGGTTATAATCTAAAGCCAATCGAAATGCAAAGTGCTATGGGCCTTAAGCAACTAGAAAAACTAGATGAGATTCATGCTAGACGTAAACAGAATTACAACCAACTGTTTAAGGTATACGAGAAGTATGAAGAATTCTTCCATCTACCTCGAGCAAGAGAGCATAGTGATCCGAGCTGGTTTGCTTTCCCGTTGACTGTTAGAAGATCTGCACCTTTTAGCAGAACTCAACTAGTTGAGCATTTGGAAGATAACTTGATTCAGACACGACCATATTTTGCAGGTAATATTATGTTACAACCTGCATATAGTCACTTGATGGATCCAATGGACGCTAAAAACAATTTCCCAAATGCAACGTTCTCACTAACTAATACATTCTTCCATGGCACCAGTCCTGTTATCACTGAAGAACAGATTAATTACATTGGTGAGAAGGTTGACCAATTTATGGGGTTGTGTAAGTGAACCCGTTAGAAAGACGAATTATTGATATTAGCTACAATGAAAAGATAGGACATCTTAGTTCTACACTTAACGCTGTTAATATCATTGACGAGATTTATACAGCAAAGCAACCAGATGAACCATTTATTCTAAGTTCAGGGCATGCCGCTCTTGCACTATATGTAGTTCAAGAGAAGCACGAAGGCCGCGATGCAGTAAAACTATTTCATAAGCATGGCGTGCATCCACACCGTTGTATTGAGGATGGCATCCATTGCTCCACAGGCAGTTTAGGAATGGGCCTAACTGTTGCTGTAGGGTACGCACTTGCTAATCGAGATAAAAAAGTTCACTGCCTAATTTCCGACGGTGAGGCAGGCGAAGGATCAATATGGGAGAGTCTGCGGTTCATATATGAAGCAAAGCTCACAAATCTAGAAGTGCATGTTAATGTAAACGGCATGATTGCTTACGACTTTATTGATAGAGATTATTTAGAAAAGCGATTACTTGCGTTTCTACCCTGGATCAAAATACACCACACAACACCACCGAAGTGGCCGTTTGCTGAAGGTATTCTAACACACTACTACGTTTTAAAACCAGAGGACATGGATAAACTATGAGAAACTTCTTTGGCCAGTTAATGGCAGATACTTTGGTTAAGGATGAGAATGTTTACCTACTCACAGGCGATTTAGGATTTGGTGTACTAAACAAAAGCAGAGAAGTAGCACCTGATAGAACATTTAATGTTGGTGCAGCAGAACAGCTGATGCTGGGCGCCGCTGTAGGTCTTACACACAACAATAAAATCCCTGTTTGCTACAGCATCACACCCTTTGTGATTTTTAGACCATACGAATGGTTGAGAAACTATCTAGATCATGAAGGTGCGCCAGTAAAACTAGTAGGCAGTGGTCGAGACAAAGATTACGGCCATCTAGGATTCAGTCACTGGGCTGTTGACGATGAGGCAGCATTACAGGCTTTCCCAAATATTAAAATTTATAAACCCAACACTGAAGAAGAATTGAAGGATATTTGGCATGAGTTTATATACAGCAATGAACCCTGCTATTTGAATATTAAGAGGAACTAGTCATGAAAAAACTCATAGACAAATTGGAAAAACGTGACGATTGGTGGTGGCCCGCGGCCGATTGGGGTTGCTGGAATTATATGAATCAGCACAGTTATGTTGTTGATAGTCTGTGCGAGCATGTACCAGAGAGAAAAGTTGTTGTACAAGCAGGGGGTAATGCTGGTTACTATATTCGCAAATATGCAGAAATGTTTGAACGGGTTTATACATTTGAGCCCGAGCCTTTAAATTTTTTAGCACTTTCTTTAAATTGCGACTTTCCAAATGTAGTAAAATTTAATGCCTGCGTGGGCAGTGAGCATGTATTTATAGCGTTAAATCATCACGAACAGGATGTTGGTGCTACGCATGTTCATGGCGCAGGAAATATACCAACGTTTAGAATTGACGACTTAGAATTAGATCGCTGTGATTTAATACAACTAGACACAGAGGGCTACGAATATTTTGGCCTACTGGGTGCAGAACAAACAATTAGTAAATTTAAACCTGTCATTTCAATTGAGTGGCACGAACCGTGGGCACAAAGATACGGCGTTAAATTTGAAATGATTCAGGCATTTTTAGACAAATATAGTTATAGACAAGTAGCCACTTATGCCACTGACTTAGTGTATGTAGCACAATGAACAATATATTAATCACAGGCGCCACGGGCTTTATAGGTCGTTATCTTGTTGAGCAGTTTTGCGAGCATAATAATGTTATTTGCTTAGTTCGCCCGGGTACAAAAAATCTAAAAAGAATTGCTGAGTTCGCCGATAAGATTAAAATTGTAGAACACAATATCAGAGATTCTTACAATTTAGAAGAATTTAAAAACATAGATATTATTCTTCACGCTGGCGCTAACCCGAGTGCAGCCGACAGTATCAGCGCACCAGTTGAATCTGTTCTGGACAATGTCATCGGTACTTTGAATTTGTTAGAATTAGCAAGACAAATTAATCTTAAGAAATTTGTATACTACAGCTCAGGTGAAGTATTTGGTCCTATACCAATTGGTAGCGATAGCGGCCCAGATGATGCTTATCGTTCCAATAGTCCGTATGCTGCATCTAAAGCATCAGGTGAAGAGCTATGTGTTAGCTACTCACATACTTTTAGATTACCAGTGAGCATTATACACATTAACAATACATTTGGCCCAATGTGTCAGCCAAACAGACTGCCCACAATTATTATTAAGAAGTTACTTAATAACGAAACACTGGATATTCATGTAGGCAGAGAAAACCAGATTGGTGGGCGCCGTTGGTTCTATGCTGGGGACGTTGCTAGTCACACTGACTTTGTGACTAATAATCAAACAGACTTATGTGAAAAGTGGAATAGTGCTGGCGCCAAGTTTGTTAACAATTTTGAGTTCGCCAGTAACATAGCAGACATAATGGGCAAAAAACTAAATTATAACTTTATACCAGTTGATAGGCCCGGGCACGATTTATGCTTTTCAGTAGACCCGCAAAAGTTTTATGATAGAGGTTGGTTAGAGCCGCTGTCATATCAGCAGCGACTCGAGCAGACTGTTAATTGGTATCTAAACAATCAGGAATGGCTTTATGTATAAAACTGTATATGTTACAGGATGTTTAGGATTTATTGGTTACCATGTTGCTAAATCTTGTTTGGAAAAAGGTTGGTATGTATGTGGTATTGACAAAGGTACCTATGCGGCTAACTGGAACCTATTAGATGATCTAGTATCATATAAGAATTTCAAATTTGAAAACAAAGATATTAATGATCTAACAATGATTCACGATTGTGATTATTTTATTAACACAGCCGCAGAAACACATGTAGATAACAGTATTGTTAGCAGTATTGAATTTGTAGACAGTAACATCAGTGGTGTACATAATATCTTAGAACTTATTAGAACAAAAATAAGCGGAAGAAAAAAGACACCTGTACTTTTACATTTCAGCACCGACGAAGTATATGGCGACATAGATCAGGGCTTTCATAAAGAAACCGATCTATTAAAACCCAGCAATCCTTATAGCGCAACCAAAGCCGCCGCTGACATGTTAGTGATTGCTTGGGCCAGAACATACAATTTACCTTACGTGATTGTAAGACCAACTAACAACTATGGTATCGGTCAGTACACAGAAAAGTTTATTCCACATGCTGTAAAGTATCTAACATTGGGCAAAAAGGTATTGTTACACAATAAAGGCACGCCGCGTCGTACTTGGCTTCATGCAAGTGATACAGCGGCCGCAGTAATAAAGATTATTGAAAATGGTGTAGTAAATGAAATATTTAATATTTCAGGCACATTCGAAGAGCAGAACATTGTAGTAGCAAGAAAGATTATTAATCTTCTAGAGCTGCCTGGTGCCGAAGAAAACTATTTAGATACAAATTACGAGCGCCCTGGCCAAGATGTTAGATACGCCATCGATGACTCTAAGATTAGATCATTGGGCTGGACACCAAAGGCTGACTTTGATGAAGAGCTTGTTAAAATTGTAAAATATTATAAAGAAAACTTTATTTGGTGAAACTATGAAAAACTATCTTATCGGAGCTGTGCGTCCAATTGTAAAACACTGGGGCTATTGGAAAGGAACTGGGGATAATCCTAGGGCTGCACGAGATCTTGTTGACTATGAAAACATGTATGCAATAAGCAGAAGCAGCGCACGAACTTATCTACAAGGCGACTGGGAAGAAATTAAATTTACCGCGCCGGTACTAGACTCGAGAGCATATCAAATTGCACATTGGTACATGATCAAAGAATTATGGCACAAGGAACCCTGCAATATTTTATGTATGGGCGCAGATACTATGTTTCTTAAGCCAACAGAAGTTTTTGGCAAGTATGATAACATGATGATGTTTAACTATACTGATCCAAAAACACACGACGAAATACCTCATTATTTTAACGATGATGTACGATACTATCCAGCAACTATGAATCCAGCTGTTTGGGACCTAGGTGAGAGACTTATGGATAAATGGTTTACTCATGCGGAAAATGATTGGAGTTGGGGGCAGTTGATTCACAACTATCAATTATGGAGCCAAGGTATGGATGTTTCACAAGTGCTAGATCCAACGATGGCTTTTCAAATTTTTAATCTAAATATACCATTTGCAGAAGAATGGAACGGGTGCAGTCTAGACGACGCAAATATAGTTCACTTGCATAGTAGCCGCGACACAACATCTAGAGTTGATGCAATGAAACAACTCGCGGGTTCGTTTGGTATTCCTGTGGATATAAAAGAAGAAACGATAGTACTGTAAGGTCAATGTTGACCTTAACTGGTGTTTCATATAAAATGATATGGTAGGCGCCTACCATATCTAACGTTGCGAACAGTCTGTGCAGTTCTCTTGCACTATATAGCGTATACTAAGAGGGACGCGGGTTTTTATAACTTGTTAGACTCACATGTATCTGTTCACACTTTTATTTAACAAAGAAAGAAAAAAAATACCTAAAAACACCATATTTTTCCTGTCAATGGACGAGTTGTGTTAAAAACGCGACTAAGCGCAGGATATAGCATCACTAAACAGTAGACAAAAAACAGTTTTTCTGTTAAATATTAATAGTACAAAGGCAAATAAAAATATATGTTAATTCAAAAACCATTAGATCAAGGTGATATAGTAAGTGTAAAACTAATTACCGGAGAAGAAATTTTAGGAAGATTTGAATCTATTACTGACTCAGAATTACTTCTTAAAAAGCCCTGCACACTAGCAATGGGCAATCAGGGAATGGGTATTGTTCCCTGGATGATGACAACACAGCCAGACATCACAAAGCTAAATAGAAATACAGTTATTGCATACGCCCCGACTGACAAGGAGATTGCGAAGGCGTATGTAGAGGCTACGTCCTCTATTAAATTAGCATAAAAACTTTATAAGTCATTGAAAACTAAGCTAATTTAGATATTGACATAACTGAGACACCGCAGTATAATAAGTTAATACGAAAATGGTTTTCGTAAATGTATACCTATCTACGACAAGGCATTTGCCCCTAAGGAGAGAAAGATATGATAATGAAACATTCGATGCGCGGCATCAACTTAGCAATAGGATTGATGTTTGTGATTTTACTGACCGGTGCAATGACATCAGTTAAGTTTGCATCTTTTGAAAAGCCTGGTTTCAGTGGAGCATCAGCTGAACAAATTGAAAAGGATCTGGACTGTCTTGCTATAAACATTTATAGAGAAGCAGCCAATGAGCCGTTTGAAGGCAAAGTTGGTGTTGCACAGGTAACACTTAATCGAACTAAGAGTCCTGATTTTCCTAGCACCGTATGTGGTGTAGTTTATCAAAAGAATGTATTCATGGACCGGGTTGTTTGTCAATTTAGTTGGTACTGTGATCGTCGTCACAGAACAATGAGAATAGATGATGCGCTCTATGAAGAAAGTTATAAAGTTGCAAAAATGGTTTATGTAGAAAACTTTAAGCTAGAGTCACTTTCAAATGCTCTATATTATCATGCAGACTATGTAAACCCTGGTTGGAACAAAAAGAAAATTACAAAAATTGGCCGTCATATTTTTTACAAAGGATAAGTTATGAAAGACATTTTTAATAACATCGAAGCTGGTCTTAAGACACTTGGTAAGAAACTTGCAGCCGACTTTAATAGCGTAATTAGGCAGGTTACAGTTGATACACTCGGCTGGACTGCTCTAGTTGCACTACAAGCCGTTACAGTCCCTTCCTTACTTGGGCTGATGAGCGGTCTCACAGATAACACACCGCCCATTGACATGGTAATCATTCTGTGGGTAGCTATGGGTCTTTTCTATCTAAAAGCATTGCTAGAAAAGAACATGGTTGCATTGATTATTTTAGGATTTGGCTTTATTGGTCAGTCCCTGTTAATGGCACTCATATTTTTTAAGTAAGGCGAACAAACATTAATAAGGAGGAGGAGTAATGTCCCTTAAACAAGGCATTAGTCTAACCATTAGAAATGTTGTCGCGGCTTTAACCATTGGAGTTTTGTTTGCGTCAACTAATGCGTTAGCAGCAGCACCTAGTCATGTAAATCTAGTTGCTAATAAAGAAACACACGACAACCGTCGAGAGCTTCTATGTTTAGCAAAGAACATTTACTATGAAGCAGGTGGTGAAAGTGATAAAGGTAAGGCGGCTGTTGGTCACGTTACCCTAAATCGCGCAAAAAGTCCACGGTACCCTAATGATATCTGTAATGTTGTATATCAACGGTATGGTAGATCATGTCAATTCAGTTGGACCTGTGACGGCAGATCAGATAAAGTACCAAACAAAGAATACAACAAAAACTGGCAGAAAAGTTTAAAAATTGCTCTGCTAGTTATGGAGAATATCGTTAAGGATCCTACACACGGAGCAATGTTCTTTCATGAAAGAAGCATAAATCCGGGCTGGAGACGGTTGACTCGTACAGCACATATAGGAAACCATATCTTTTACAGACACGGTTAATCCTGACCCCTGTGTTTTTGCTAAATACTACATAAGCACTAACACAGGGGTTTTTTATGACTAAATTTTTAACGGCAGCATTAGTTTTAATGTTTGCTTCAACAGCATCATTTGCACAAGTAAGCGAAGGCAAACAGAAAGCAGGTGTAACATACGATGCTACCGTACTTAGAGTTATTGACGGTGACACAGTTGCGTTTGCAGCACCTTGGTTGCCTGATCCACTTAAGAAAGAATTAAGTATCCGAGTATTTGGTGTAGACACACCAGAAAAAAGTTTCCGTGCTAAATGTCCAGCGGAAGATAAGTTAGGTCAGGCAGCAACTTCCTTTACCAAGGACTCAATCGCAAATGCTAAGAAACTACAAATTGTTCTAATGGATTGGGACAAATATGGCGGTCGCGTACTAGGAGACGTTATCATTGATGGTCAGAGTTTGAGAAAACTTCTAATCACAAAAGGCTATGCTCGCGAATATTACGGCGAAGCAAAGACCAGCTGGTGTAATTAATCTATAGGAGTATACCATGTTAGATACATTGTTTTGGATTTTGGTCGGCGCATTTGTTGGTTGGCATTTCCCAGAACCATTTTGGGCAAAGATGGTAAAAGAAAAAGTTTTAGGAATGCTAAAGAAGTAACCTAAAAAAATACTTGACAAAACAGAGGGATGATATATAATATAAAGTATAGAGGACTTTATTGACGCTCATCCCTCTTTAAATATTCTGCGTGTCATTGCTATTCAAGTTAGGAGAATAAACAATGGCAAAATATCTATCTACTAAAACATACGGCAACGACAGAGGCCTAAGCTGCACATTCCGACAGTGGCGTTCAACCCACAGTCATTGTAGTCTAATACATGGTTATTCGATTGGCATCAAGCTAATCTTTGAAAGTGAAACACTAGACGACCGTAATTGGGTTATGGACTTTGGTGGTCTTAAGGCATTCAAGGAGTGGAGCGAGTACATGTTCGACCACACTATGATTATTGCCCAAGATGATCCTCATCTACCATTCTTCAAGCAGATGAATGATTTGGTTACTATCAACGGTGAGAATGACCCAGCAAGTCCTATTCCAAACGTTCGCGGTGCGGTGTGCGATATCCGTATTGTTGAAGGTGTAGGTTGTGAAAAGTTTGCAGAACTTGCATACAAGACCATGCAGGAAATACTAGAAACTTATCAGCGCGGTGAAAGCTATACTTTACCTAACGGCAAATCATTCAGTTGCCGCTATCCGGTAGGACAGGGTGTACGTCTGCGTAGTGCAGAAGTTTTTGAGCATAGTGCTAACTCTGCTGTCTATGAAGGCTAACAATTTCTTTAATAGGGTTAGTAATTAATCCTACTAAGAAATTCAGATTAGTTATTAATTCAAAGTTATGTAATACTAAGTCGTGTGTTGTGGTTGGATTTGCAAAAGCATTTTCAACCACATCACATACGGCTAAAATTCTTTCTGCTCCCTGCAAATGATCGTATCCGTGGTCGTTGATCTTAAATCCTAATTGCTTTAATTTTTTCTCAGAGTCTGGAACACCTACCACAAAAGGATAAGCACCAATTGACATTGCTTTAAATGTCTTTTCCGTTATAAAACCTACAAATCCCAAACTAGTAGGAATTTGGTTACAATAGGTTTCGTTACTAACATAATACTGATATTTTCCTACCCATTCTGGTGATGCACCAATTGAGTCACCAAACGTATTTTGTTTTGCATCAGGCATTAATTTAGGCAATGAGTGTTTCTTTAAAAATGTAAGAATAGCCTGATCGCCACTTGTTTCAAGTTCATTATTGAATCTAAAATTATTTGGGCTTTTTAAGAAACTTCCAAAGTCTTGATCGGTACCTAAAGGTTCACTACTGTACAGCAAGGTCCAATCAAACAACTCTAGTAAATTTCGTTTATCAAGTTCCGCTAGAAGTTTAACACGATTGTATCTGGGCTTTTTGTTTAAACACAACCCAAATAGCTTTTCTTTCTTAGATAGAATATCTATGGCTTGTTGTTTTTTTGCATTATCAAAAATTAGATCAATGAAATATTGATCATTGAGCATTGCTAAAACAGTCCAGCTAGAAATAAAGCATGAAGTTATATTAAGTTCAGGATAATCATTCTGATAAATTCCTGCATTGAGAGAATAAATTTGTTTGGGTATTACGTTTAAAGTTCTAATGTGTTCCAATAAGCATGGGCCCATATAGCCTAGAAATGCGCCGCCCTCCTCAATATCAGTTAAAATAACTGTATAGTTAGTTAGTAATTTGATCTGCTTTGCTTTAGGCAAGGTTAATAGATCATGATATGTAGTTTCAACTATTAGGTCTCTTACAGTTGTTAACAAATCATTAATGTGAATTCCAGCGGCACCGTACATCTGACCTAGCTTTATATCATTGAGATCTTTATCGACATGCTGTTTCAGTAAATGCGATGCCGGATAAATTTCTAGATAGTTACGTCCCTGTGTATTATTATTGCAAACTAAATCCACTAAGGTAAGGTGTGGATACTCCATGCTAGATTGCAATTTTTCAATATAAACCATACTAGATATTTATGTGATAATAAGATAGTTTATTATAGTTTTAAGTAGATAAATAATAATATGGGAATTGGAATCTTAGCACTACTTACTTCATTAATGATTGCGGCAATCGCTGCGTATTTTAGTATCGCAGGTTTGATGGCGATTTTTAGTGGCGCTGCACTGGCAGTGGCCGTTATGGCGGGTAGCTTAGAGGTAGCTAAACTTGTTACAGCTAGCTGGCTTTATCGTAACTGGAAACAAACTGGATACTTTTTAAAAACGTATCTAACTGTTGCTGTGTTTGTTCTGATGATTATTACATCATTGGGAATCTTTGGATACCTAAGTAAAGCTCACTTAGACAAGGCTGTACCTACCGGTGATGTTGCTGCTCAGGTACAATTGATTGACGAGCGCATTTTAATACAAGAAGAAAATATAAAATCACAGCGAGAGAATATTGCTTCTGCTAGAACCACACTTAGCCAAATGGATGCTCAAGTTAGTGCTAGATTAGACCGAGGTACCACCGAAGCAAGTGCAGAACGTTCTGTGCAAATTCGCCGTCAACAAGCAGGCGAGCGCCGTGTGTTACAAGATGAAATCAATAAAGCACAACGAGAGATTGAAAAGTCAAATGGTGAAATCGCAAAATTGCGAGAAGAAAAAGCACCTATTGCTAGTGAACTACGCAAAGTAGAAGCAGAAGTTGGTCCAATTAAATATGTTGCTGCATTAATCTACGGTGATAATCCAGATGCTAATTTATTAGAACGTGCTGTTCGTTGGATGATTATTTTGCTAGTAGCTGTATTTGATCCGTTGGCTGTTGCACTATTGATTGCTGCGAACCAATCATTGGCACGCCGCGGCATCTACTTAGAAAAGCCAGAACCGGCATTAGAGCCTAAACCAAAAAATATTGTTAGCAAATCGGCCAACGAGCAGAGTCAAGAACAACAGCAAATGCCTTTGGACTTTGACGAAACAGACCAAAAAAAAAGATACTTGAACTGGAAAAATTACTCGCTGAAAAGCCTACAACCGTCGTGGAATACGTTGACAGACTGGTCGAAGTCCCCGGTCCTGAACGCATTGTTGAAGTTGAAAAGCCTATCGAAATTGTTAAAGAAGTCTCCGGACCAGAACGAATCATCCAAGTAGAGGTTCCTGTTGAAAAAATAGTTGAAGTAGAAAACTTAGATCGAATTAATAATCTATCAGATGATAATAAAAAACTAAAAAAACGTATCATTGAGCTGGAACAGATAGTAAATAAACAGCCAGAGGTAGTTGAAAAAATAGTTGAAGTGCCGGTAGAAGTTCCGGTAGAAATTGAAAAGGCTGCTACTGGTGATTTAAAACATGCAGCAAAATTGTTAGCACAAAGCGAATTTAACAAAGAGGACCTTACAGTAGATCAGATATTTGAAATTTTACAAAAAAGTTCAGAAGAAGAAGTAAGGAAAAAAGTTGGTTTCTGGGCGGTGCCTTTACCAAAACAAGATCCTTCAAACACAACAGACAAACGATATATAGGTAAGAAATAATGCCAGAAACCAACAAAATGCTAAATTGCAGTTTTTGCGGTAAGAGCAGAGACAGCGTTGAAAAACTTATCGCAGGTCCTAATGTTTATATCTGCAATGAATGCATTGTGCTAAGTTATAATATTGTTCAAAAAATAGATAAGCCTGAAGAAGAATCTAATTTTGGAACACTACCTAGCCCAAAAGAAATCAAAGAACATTTAGACGAATATATAGTTGGTCACGAAAGTGCCAAAGAGCTATTAAGCGTTAGTGCATATAATCATTACAAGCGTGTATTATCTAACGACGAGACTATTGAGCTTGAAAAAACCAACGTGCTTTTATTAGGTCCTACGGGTACTGGTAAAACATTATTTGCTAAAACTTTAGCTAAAAAGTTAAATGTTCCGTTTGCAATTGCTGATGCAACTACCTTAACCGAAGCTGGTTATGTAGGTGAAGATGTTGAAAGCGTATTAGAAAGACTACTAACCATTGCAGATTTTGATATTGACCTTGCACAAAAAGGTATAGTATATATTGACGAAATTGACAAAAAAGCAAGACGTAGCGAAAGTAACGTTGCTACTCGTGATGTCAGCGGCGAAGGTGTGCAGCAAGCTCTACTAAGATTGATCGAAGGCACTACTACCAAAGTAAAAATATCAACCGGTAAAAAATATGCCGATGACTATATAGACTTCGACACCACTAATGTGTTGTTTATTGTTGGCGGAGCATTTGTTGGTATTGAGAAAAACATTGAGCGTAGATTACGCAAGTCTAGTACAATTGGTTTTGGTGCTAAAGTAATTACTGATTCAGAGAAGCAAAATCTACTAAGATCAGTTTCAGCTGAGGATCTAATAGACTATGGGTTGATTCCTGAAATATTAGGTCGATTACCTATTATTGCACCATTAGATAAACTAACAGAAGACCAATTGGTTTATGTGATGACTTCGGTTAAAAACAGCGTATTGAAGCAGAATCAAAAGCTGCTAGAAATAGATAATATTAAACTATCGTTTGGTGATGACTTTATAAAATCAGCAGCTGGTCTTGCTATAAAACGAAAACTTGGTGCTCGTGCATTAAAGGGCGTAGTAGAAGAAACTTTAATCAATATTATGTATAGAGCCCCTGAACTCAAAAAACAGGGAGTAGTTGAAATAATACTTGATAAGTATCCAGTGTCAAGCAGTCAAGCACCAATTTTAAAATACGAAGATGGTAGAACTGAACTTGATACAGAGTATAAAACATACAGAGGCATAAATGAAGAAGTGGACTGAAAATCGTAATTTTGATCGTGGTACAAGCAACGAGAATGAAAAACATTTCACTGGTTCTAGGGTAGAAGTAAGAAACAATGATGTTAACTATGCGTTGAGAAAAATGAAAAAGATTCTCGAACGTAATGATTTCCAAAAAGATTTAGCTAAACACGAGTTTTACGAAAAACCAGGTATTAAGCGTAAGCGTCAAAAAGAAGCTGCTAAAAAGCGTTGGCAGAAAGAAGTTAGTAAAATGAGAATAGCTGGAGTCTGGCAAGACAGCCAATCCGGCGATCTAAAGTATATGAAAAGTAAGCGCAAGCGCCGTAAGGTTCTCGACAGAGAAACAATGCTTACTAACCTAATACGCTCACGCAACAAACAGTAAAATGTCTCAGAAAATTGCAGTAGTGAGTGGCGGATTTGATCCTGTCCACAGCGGTCATATTGCTATGATCAACGACGCTGCTCAGCTAGGGCAAGTAGTTGTTTTATTAAACAGCGACGAATGGCTCACTCGTAAAAAAGGCAAGCCATTCATGCCCTATGCCGAACGAAAAAATATTTTAGAAAATTTTAAGAATGTTTTTCTTGTCATTGATTTTGATGACAGCGATAATACAGCCATAGACGGTTTAGAAAAAGTAAAAAAATATTTTCCTAATCATAAAATTACATTTTGCAATGGCGGTGATCGAACTAAAGAAAATATTCCTGAAATGACAGTCACTGGAGTTGATTTTAAGTTTGGCGTTGGTGGCCAGCATAAATCTAATAGCAGTAGTTGGATCCTGCGTGATGCACTAGCTAATTATACTGAAGAGCGAGTATGGGGCAAATTTGCAGATTTGTACACCACAACTGGCTGTAAGGTAAAAGAACTAGTTGTTAAGCCCGGGCAAGGCATTAGTTATCAACGACACTTTAAGCGCAGTGAAGTTTGGTTTGTGCGATCCGGTAAGGGCGTAGTAAAACGTTCAACAGATCCAGAGCCATTAAAAAATTATGCGCTCATAGACATTTTTAAAAACGATATATTTGTTGTACGACAGGGCGACTGGCATCAGTTATACAATGAAAGCAATGAAGACCTAGTCATTATTGAAATACAATATGGCACCGAAACTAACGAACAAGACATTGAAAGGCTAGAATATTATGGAACTACTTAGAAAAAATCTGATCAGAGCCAGCGCCGCTCACTTCGAATCACACATTCAAAAGCATAAGATGAACATTGAAGTTATCCTAAGCAACCCAATTGCTATCCATGACCACACAGATATCATGACAGCTATTGAATTAGAGCTTGCTCATATTGCTGAGTACGAAGATAAATTAGAGGCATTGAACAAATACTTTCCTGTTAGTTAATGAAAGCACTTGTAACATCAGTTGTTGAATACATTCGAGAGGATTGGGCAGAGAATAAAATCCGAACTGTACTCGAAATTACAGCCTGGGTAAACAGTATTGGGTGCAGTATCATTATGGCATTTACTTTACCTAATCCTCCTTTTCTAATTTTATATCCAATGTTTATAGCTCACTGTGCGGTATTTGCTTATTGTGCATATACTCGGGGAAGCACAGGTATGCTAGCAAATTACATAATGCTAACCGTCATTGATGTTTTTGCATTAGTGAGACTAATTTTTAATTCTTAGGGCTTGACAGACTTCTTTAAAGGCAGTATAATGTGTACATGCTTCTAAAACTTCTAGAGCGACTTGGCCGTAAGCGTGTGATTCTCGACAGAGAAAGCCAAGAGCCTTACCTGACACGTTACTATCTGTTTTTGAAAGACCGCAAGTGGTTTCCTTTCAATATCTTTTTGCATAACTTTCATAAGAGCGATCCTGATGATCTACATGATCATCCTTGGCCGTTCATTACTATCATCCTCAAGGGCGGCTACTGGGAGCATACTCCTAAGGGCAAGTTCTGGCGAGGTGCCGGTACGATTAATTGGGCAGGTTCAAAATCCCTGCATCGCGTAGAGTTGGAACCGGGTCTCGATACTTGGACTTTATTCATCCCAGGTCCAACTGTGCGAGAATGGGGATTTATTGATAAAGGTATCTGGAAACGGCACGACCAATATATCGCAGAACGCTACAAAGGTTAAAAATGACTATTCCTTGCGAACGAACACGAGCAGTTAACAGCACTTACGACTTTTTATTTGACTTGCTGGATCCTAAAAAGACACCAAGAGTACCAAAAGAAATTAGACAGCGAGCCCGGGCCTTGCTTAGACATTATCCTTGTAAATGGGATATGGAAATTACTGTAGAGGAAGGTAGCAGTCGCTTTGGTGATGAGAAGAATCCGTTTGGTACAAAAAATTTAGAAGATATACTTTTAGGACAAGGACATAATTAAATGTTGACAGAAACACATACTCGTACTATAGTACGAATGATCAGCTATCGTATTACTGCATGGTTGTTCACTATTATTTGGACATACATGTTTACTGGTGATTTAGGTAGTGCTACAGGATTCGCTACAGCATTACATATTTTACTCAGTATCGACTACTATGTTCATGAGCGTGTTTGGTTAAAAATTAAATGGGGTTTGAAAAATGTCCATTGAATATCGTAAAGAACTAAAACGTATTGCTATCGGCGTGGCACTTACTACACCTATCCTTGCTGCTTATTTCTTTTTAGACTTCCTAATTGATCAGCAAATCCTAAATAAAGAACTTGTAGGCAACGGATTGATATTAGCTAGTCTTATGTTAGTGTGCTGGACCGTTGGCGGTGCTTACGAGTCATACCGCGATATGAAGCGTTCACAAACTGACACAGCGTTTCGTAAACTTGGACTCAAGGATTAACCGATGAGTATGCATCTTGTAGGTCCTTATCTTACTACTACCAATTATCGTAAGCGTAAGGGCAAAGTTACACAAGCACAAATGAACCGTTGGACGGAAGGCTACCGCGAACGCTGTAAACTAAACAAGCGCCTTGGTCTACCTAAAATGTCGTTTGAAGAATATGTAGATAATCTGCATGGTCGTGTAAAAGTAGAAAAGAAGTTTACACCTTTGAAAACGACTGCTGACCCTGTTATGGAGCGCATTCGTTCTCACAAGGAACAATACCCAAGTTTGGGAGGCTTTGGTAGTTCGGATTCAACTGCTAAGAAGGAACCACAGAAGTATACGGGTACTCTAATTAAGGGTATCGCAACGATGCACAAGAGCAATGCTGTACCCGTAATTGATGCCGAACAGGCTAAAGAAATTAGCCAGATGCGGCGTAATTAAAACACTAATAAAATCAACAACTTAGCGACCCTTGTAAGTCATTGATTTGCAAGGGTTTTTTGTTGGTTGACAGTTCTGAAAAAGAAGCTATACTTAATACATAGTAAGGAATTAGGAAAAAGCAATGAACTGCGATGTGACCCTAAAAGCCGAAGATTTTAAGACCATTCATAATGCTCTCTGGGCGATACAGTATGGTAAAAAAGAAGTTGAAGAGCAGATTGAAATCATCCGAGGTGCGCTCAAGGATGCATATGCTCAAGAGAACGATGATTTTGAGCGTAAAAACCAGCATTTTTCAAGTGTAAAACAGGACCTTGGACTCCAGACTATTTGGAGTATGTACGAGGTAAGCGATCTTAACGAGCAGCATCCGTTTGAAGGTATCGCTACTG